TTTGCTTAAATGCCCAAGCCTTGCATAACCCTTGTTGCAGATTAGTTGTTGCAGAGCCTTCACCTTGCACAGTTATAGAACCTGCTGTGGTTACACCTGTAAATTTATCTACTTTAAGTTCACTTGCCATTATGCTAAGTCTCCGTGAATTGTGCCATTGTACCTAGTTGGGTCTGTTAAACTACCATTTTGATAATGAGCTTGGTCATGACTACTTGTGAGTCTATTGCCATCATTAGCAAAGTAAGAGCCACTTCCAGTTGATGAATTGTACTTATGAGCCATAGTTAGAGAACTGTCATCATTAGACATACTATTAGTGTATGAAAATGAAGCATTTCCTGTTTGTACATCTGTTATAGAACCTACATTAAAGCTGTCAGTAATACTTGTTCCATCTCCACTAGCTTGAATCCAAACTTTTGCCAACCCTTGCACAGTATTCTGTGTAGCACCACCACCATCAGATACATAAGTAGAGGTATTAGCAACCTTAACATTCGTGCCACCTGACCCTGCTTTATCTACAATGGTGTCTACATTTAATTGACTTGTCATACGATACTCCAATATCCATTAACAGTAACTGTTGCTGACTGTGTTATAGGACCACCTGATACACCATTTTCATCACTGTCTATTGTAATGTCTGCACTGATTGTCTGTCCATTTAATCTTATAATACTATTGTTACCTTTGAATGGGTATCTTGTATCTGATTCAGTCTTAGTGTAAGTCTCGTTGACTGAGAACACATCATATACAACCATCTCTACAATGTCATTCAAAGATGCACCCTGTACAAGTACAACAGTTGTACCTGTAGTTGCAGTGTAGTCATCTCCCGGAACAAGTAATATTCCGTTTTGGTACACATCCATATACAAGCTATCTGTGTAGGTTAGTGTCAATGAGTTAGCATCAGAACCACTGAAGCTAGTCTGCCCTGCAGTTGCTTGATATTGGTATCTGTTACGTACCGAGTTTTGTGGACTTCTGCCTATGTATGCCATTATGCATTCTCCAATGCTGTAATTCTAGCTTCCAATTCTTGTATGGTTTTCACAAGTAAAGGCACAAGTTTGCTTTGGTCAATTTGTTGATAGACTGGTTGTGTGCCAGTTTTTGTCCATGTTTGATTTTCTTCTAATGGAAATTTATCTTCAGGAATATCTGTATGAACTACAGTGCCATCACTTGCTTTGACAGTACCTATATCTTCTGTACCATCTTTTGCACCAGTAATTGCTTCAGGCACTATTGATGAAACTTCATGTGCCAAAAAACCATCTACTGTTTCTGACTTTCCTATAAAATTAAATCGTGATGGTTTGAGTTGTTTTAATCTTGACGTAGCATTAAAGTTATACGAAACATTTTCTTTTAATCTGTAATCTGAAGATGTAGCATAAGACGTAGAACTACCATTGTAACTTATAAGACCTACTGTGCTACCATTGGCTAAAAAAATATTATAATAAATTGTTCCACTACTGTAATTAGTTCTGTTTACATAACCAGTATTACCTGTGGTTGCAAAAACTGATTGTCCAGTTGATGTAAGTTGAAATCCAATTTCACCACTACTAAATGAAGAAGGGTCTCCACTAGAATGTTGCCATCTGTGATTACCTGAATGTTCAATACGATAGTTTTCTCCACTAGCATTGTTTGCACCAGTTTGAAAAAGTATTGCACCATTTGACCTACCATCAAGAATAATAGAAGCAGTTTTATGGTCACTATCTAAAACAATAGTGCTTCCACCACTGTTTAAAGAAACATTCTGACCTATCTGAGTATAAGTTCCATTGGTATCTTCATATTGAGCAATAGTAAAATCATTAGAATCAACAGCACTTTCTATAGCAAGACGAGCAACACCATTATCTCCTGATGCTTGTGCTGGTAAAGATAATTTTGCAGTTGGACTTGTCATACCAATACCAACTCGTTCTGAACTATCTATAGTTATAGCAGTAGCATCACTAGCATTAGATATGCCAGTAACACCTTCTTTGCCTACTTTTGTTAAAGCCATCCGTTACTCCTTATGCGTATGGACTGTCACCTAATGTGCTTGTATCCCAAGCTGCTTTTAACTTAGCAATAGTGTCTGCATCTGTGATTGCTTTCGCAGCAGGTGCATCTCTAAGTGCTTTCTTCTTTGCTACACTTGCAGATTGTGCAGAACTGTCTCCTGCTTCTAGTGCTTTCATGTACACTACATCTTCTTCAGCAAGTAGAGGTGTTCTTACTTCTCTAATCTTGTTCTGAAAAATCTTTTTAGCTTCAGCTAAGTCCTCTGAAATAGTCTTACCTGATAATGTCCAAGCACCTCTGAAGTGCCTGTCTGATGGAACAGTTGCATCTGATGCAGATATAGTGTTACCATCCTTGTCTACGATGTTAGTTGTTGCCATTGGTATCTCCTTTTAAGCAGCTTCTTCGTTATGCGTGGTATTTAGTTCTTCATTAATCTTCCAAGCATTTCGCCACACTCTTGTGCTTGGTAACTGTGACTTAGTACAAATGACCATACGTGGCTTGTTGGCTTTGTCGTAGTTCTGCCATACGTGCTTTGGTAGGTCTTTCATAATAAGATATTCTATTGCTCTTTCTTCTGTCATAGCTTCAATAGGCTTTGTGTTGTGTAACAAGTAACCTCTTGTATGCTTTACAAAGTCTGGTTTATCTTCATCCTTCTTGAGTTCCCAATAGGCTTCTACAGGTGGTAAGATGCCACCTTGCAATGCACAAGCCATCCAATTAGGGTCAGGATGTGTAACCTTTGCAGGTTCATCAGG